ATGAGTCAAACGGAAGCACTATTGACGGCGAGTCGACAACCGGAGATGTGGCGCGAGGCGACCGACGTACTGCTATTGGCCTTGATGAGTTTGCTGCTTTTGATGTCGATGCCGGATATCGTGCGCTGGCTTCGACGAGAGATGCGACAAATTCGCGCATCTTTAATTCAACGCCAGCAGGTTCGGGCAATGCGTTCTACGACATGGCGCACAAAGCGGAAACGCCGCAACTAACCTTGCATTGGGCGCAACACCCAGAAAAGTCAAAGGGGACATACGAAGACGAACATGGGAAGTTGCGTTCGCCTTGGTATGACGCGGAATGCAAACGATGCGCACATCCACAGGAAGTTGCTCAGGAACTGGACATTGACTTCAGTGGATCTGACTATCAGTTCTTTGACGGCAAGCTTCTGGACGAAATTGAAAGAGAAATTTGCAGACCGCCTATGGCTGTAGGCGAATTGGACTACGAAAGAGATTCATTAGCTCCGCAAGGCTTTAGTGCTACCACAAAAGGCCGACTTTCCCTGTGGAGGGAGCCAGATGGTCTTGGAAACGTTGCAAATGACCGCAGATATGTAATTGGCGTTGATGTTGCAACCGGAACTGGTGCAAGTAACAGTGTTATGAGCGTTGCTGACGCTATGACGGGCGAAAAAGTGGCCGAATTTTGCTGCCCGAACACAAGACCAGAAGAATTAGGCCGATATGCGGTCGCTTTGGGCCGATATTTCCGTGACGGGAACAACAAAGAGGCTTTCTTGATCTGGGAAGCACCGGGGCCGGGCCGAAACTTTGGCGATGTGGTGCTTGAAAGCGGATACAGGAACATTTTCTACCGTGAACAAGAGAATCTGGTCACAAAGGTTGCGACTAAAACTCCGGGGTGGTGGCCCACAAAGGACTCAAAAAGAGGGCTTTATGGGGATTACAGGCGCGCTTTGCAATCAAAAACGTTCCTCAACTACAGCCAGCCAGCAATCCGCGAAGCAAGGGAAATCATCTTCTCGGTTGCAGGGGGAGTTACGCACTCCCGTTCTGTACGCAACTTCGATCCCAGCGGAGCTAGGGAGAACCATGGCGATAGGCCAACAGCAGATGCCCTCTGCTGCCGAGGGATCATGCGAAGAAAAAACACATCAACGCCGATAGATATAGTGGAAGTACCAGAAGGTTCCATGCTCTGGCGTAGGCATTTAACAACAAGTCGCAAGCGCGACAAGAAGTGGTGGTAAATAATGGCGTATCGCATGGACGGCGAAAAGATTGGCAGGCTGTCGAGAGCAGTTGAATACTCTCGGCGCAAGATGCAGCCCTTCAGAGAGAAGAGGCTTGAAGCTATTCGCCAGTACGTGGGCAGCAACTACGGTGAGTACGGTCCAAGTGACCGTGTGCCCGTTAACCTCATGGAGATGGCCCTGTCTATCTACAAGAGACAGGTTGCCGCTCGCTCACCCCAAGTCCTTGTAACCAGTGATAATCCAGCCGCCTCTGCCATCGCTTCTAACTTCGAACTGTCTCTCAATCTGTTGCTGAAAGAGATCGGATTCGAAGAAACTTTGCACCGGTGGGTCGTCGACGCCATGTTCGCCATGGGCATTATTAAGTGCGGAATCTCTCCCGACGCCAGTTCTGAAATCATGGGATTCACACATGATACGGGCCAACCTTTCGCTGACAATGTAGACCTTGATGACTTCGTGTTTGATGTAGCTGCAAAGCGATGGGATCAAATCCAGTTTTGCGGCAACAGGTACTGCCTGCCGTATGAAGCGGTAATGGACCTTAAGATATTCGGCAAAAACGCGGATGTGAAGCCAAACGCTTATTTTGGGAACACAAACGAAGGAGGCGATGAAAGAGTTACATCGCTGACCAACCAAGGCCAATCGTATGGCGATGAGTCATACATGGAAATGATTGAGCTTTGGGACATGTGGCTTCCCTATGAGCAGGTTTTGGTAACCATTCCTGCTTCGCCAGATGGTGGCTTTGACTCTAACGAAAACTACAGGGTCATTGAGTGGACCGGTCCAGAAGAAGGTCCGTATTACAGGCTTGGCTTTGGAGATGTTCCCGGCAACATCCTGCCAACTTCCCCGGCAATGCAACTTATTGATTTGCATGAACTGTCTAACAGGGTGTTTCGCAAGCTTGGAAGACAGGCCGAGCGCCAGAAAACCCTTACCGTGGTCCAGTCTGGGGCTGAAGAAGACGGTCGCAGGGTTGGCATGGCTGATGACGGCGACATTATCCGTGCAGACAGGCCAGAATCGACCAAGGAGATTAGCTACGGCGGCGTAGACCAAAACTCGTTGGCCTTTATGGTCCAGCTTAGGCAGATGTTCTCTTACTTGGGAGGAAACTTGGACACCATGGGCGGTCTCGGCAAGGCTGCTGACACTGTGGGCCAAGAAAAACTGATCTCTCAGTCTGCCAGCACCAAGATTTCTGACATGCAGGCCACTGTAAGCACGGCTGTTGTCCAAGTAGTCACAGCCCTTGCAAAGTATCTGTACCATGACCCGGTGGCATCCCCTCGTATCTACAAAAAGATTCCCAACACCCAGATCACCGTAAAGGCTGATTTTGGGCCAGAAATGCGGGAAATCGACTTCATTGATTACGAGATTGATATTGCGCCCTACTCAATGCAAAGCAGAAGCCCAGCAGAGCGAGTGCAAACCGTTTCACAAACGGTTGCAAACTTCATTCTGCCAATGGCTCAGAATTTGCAAAACATGGGCTTGACACTGGATATGCCAGAATTTATTAACATCGTCGCAAAATACAGCAATACCCCAGAGCTACAGGACATTGTTCGGTCCATGACTCCGGCGGAAGAAGACAGGCTGAAGGAAGCTTCAGAAATGATGGGTGCAACAAAGGCGGGCGCAATGAGCCCAACCCAAACCACCCGCAAGTACGTAAGAGAGAACGTTGCTGCTGGTATGAGTAATCCTGCAAGGGATGACGCAATGACCAGAATGCTCATGGGAGCAGGGAACCAGCAAAGCGAAGCGGAACAGATGCAACAAATGGAGTAGAAATGCCTACCTATATGTACGAAAACCCCGAAAACGAAGAGATTACGTCAATTTTTATGTCCATTTCTGAAATGGAAAGTCGCTCTTCATCCGATAATTCAATTGAACTTGATGGTGTACATTTGAAGCGACGTATGGATCTAGAAATTGCATCATCGCAAAAAGGCCGGTGCTCCGCATGGCCTATGAAGAGCGATGCGGCAGGGGTTCACCCAGATCAAGTCGGCGAATTTACAAAGGACAGCACAGAGCGTGGTGTTCCAACAAGTTTTGACTCCAAAACCGGGCAAGCAATTTTTACTTCTAGATCACATCGAAGTAAGTATTTGAAAGCCTACGGAATGTTTGACAAGAATGGCGGATATGGCGATGGCTGAGAAGGAAGAAGAAAAGAACGAAGTCGTAGAAGAAGAGTACACGGGACCATTTAAGGAAATGGATTTCGATGAACCCAATGAAGAGGATCTATACGGTATCCCCAAAGAAGACGAGCCTTCCGCCAAAAACGAAGACTCGGAAGAGGAGACCGAAGAAGACGAGCCTCAGTTCTACGACCCCGACAGAGTCGAAGAAGAAGACGCTTCAGAACCTACAGAGCACGTGGATGTTCCTGAAGGACTGCAAAGTGAGCTTGTTGAGCTTGCTAAGAAGCAAGGATTGAATGAAGAAGAAATCAACCGTATCGGTAACCCTGATGCGCTAGACGTTATAGTTTCCGCTCTGCAAAAGCGTGCCATCGATGCAACTGCCGAAGATGCGCAAGAGCAAAAGAGCGATGCGGCTGTTCAAAATGTTGAAGAGTCAAGGCAGCAACTGTCATCAATTGAAGAAATGAATCCTGACGATCATTTCGATCCTGTTGCTGCAAGGGCAATCAAGGCCTTGAAGGGTGAGCTTGACCGTATTCGCGGTGAGCTTACCAATATTGGAGGCGTAGCCATTGCCGCTCAATCGGAGCAAGACCTTGCGGTTGTTGCAAAGCAATACCCCGAGATTCTTGGCGAAGGTCCTACTAAAAACCTGACTCCCCACTCCGATCATGTCCGCAATCGCACACGACTCCTCGATGAGGTAAGTGTGCTGAGAGCCGGATACAAGGCGGCAAACAAGGCTGTGCCAGAAGACAAGGACTTGTTTGCAAAGGCGTTTCAAAGCGTATTTGGAACGAAAATCAACGACATTGAACGGCAGCGGTTTACCAAAAAGGTCAAATCACGCGAAAAGCAATTTATTGCAAGGGCTACTA